TCTTCCGATCTGGTCGTGGCGCTGGCAAAACACGGTGTGCCGCAGAATGGACATGGGCACATGCTTGGTACGCGAAAGAACCGATTCGGTTGTTGGTCTCGGCACCGACTTCCGGCGACGTTCGAGACGTGTGCTTTGAGGGCGACTCGGGGCTATTAAGTGTCTGCCCATCTGAGATTATCGAGAACTACAACAAGTCGCAACACGAAATCACGCTTAAAAACGGCTCTATCATCAAAGGCATTCCTGCGTCTGAACCAGAACGCTTTCGTGGTCCACAGTTTCATGGTGGCTGGCTGGACGAGCTAGCTGCTTGGCACTACCTTGATGATGCATGGGCCATGCTGCAGTTCGGTATGCGTCTCGGTTCACACCCACAGATCATTTGTACCACGACACCGAAACCTAAGCCACTGATCATGGACTTGGTAGAGCGTGACGGTGAAGATGTAGCCTACACAATGGCTACCACGTATGACAACATACACAACCTTGCGCCTACGTTCCAAAAGCAGATATTGCAGTACGAAGGCACTAGTCTCGGCCGCCAAGAGATTTATGCCGAGATCATCGACCCTGAAGAGTCAGGCATCGTTAAGCGCAACTGGTTTAAGCTCTGGGATGCTGATAAACCATTGCCACAGTTTCAGTATGTCATTCAATCGTATGACTGCGCCACGTCCGACAAGACCAAGAACGATCCAACAGCTTGCGTGGTGCTAGGCATCTTTAAGCCAAGTCCGGACAAGCCTATGTCTGCGATGCTGATTGACTGCTGGACTGAGCACATGCAATACCCCGAACTACGACCACGAGTCATTGAAGAGTCTACCTCGATCTACGGCGATGAGGACGAGTTCGGCCACGGTAAGAAAGTTGATCTGATTCTGATCGAGGACAAGTCAGCTGGCATTAGTCTGATTCAAGACTTGCAAAGAGCTGGGCTCAATGTACGAGCATACAACCCAGGAATGGCAGACAAGATGCAACGGCTTAACATAGTCAGTTCGCTGATTGAACGCGGCTTGGTCTACCTGCCTGAATCACAGACTACGCCTGGAGCAGCAAGGTCATGGTGTGAGCCGTTCATTAGTCAGATCTGTGCATTCCCTGAAGTACGACATGACGACCTCGTTGATGCATTGACACAAGCTTTAAGAATTTTACGCGATATGGGTTTTCTTACGTTGGATTATTTGTATAATGACACAGACAAATACGTCGACGACTTACAACCTCGGAGGGTTAACCCCTACGCAGTATGACAGCCATTTACGACCATCTAGGCAATTATCTCGGAGACGACGGTAACCCTGAATTTTCGACAACAGTGCCACTTGACCAGATGCGTTATGAGCTGTCAAGAATGCCACTAAGACCTGACGGCTCTGATGTGCCATACACAATGCAAGAAGTTCGTAGCATGCCGTTACCAGCTCGTCAACCTGAGCCACCAAGACCGTACTCAACAGCCACGAATGTTGCACAAGCAGTAGCCGATCGCTTAGGGATCTCAGCAATTCCGCAAGCAGCGCTAGGAATGATTTCAGGCTTTCCTGCAGCTGTTGCCAAAGAGCTCGGTTATCCGCAAGCGGCCGAAGCGCTACAGTACACGCCAACTTCAAGAGCTGGTATGGATATTTTAGAAGCAGGCGCTGCGGCACCACAAGCAATTACAGGCTCACACATGGGCTTTGGTCCGCTTGCCGAGTACTGGGTTCCTAAGAGCGGATTTGGATTACAAAGTCGACCAGTGTTATCGCCTTCTGATGTCCAAGTACTTGGCGGTCGAGCAATTGCTCGTGGCCGTGAAGTGGCAGCCATTCCTGAAGACTTTAGAGCTGCTCAAGCAGGCTTACGGAGAGAAAGTGATCTTGGTGGGCCGACTTACGGTGCTCGCTTACAAGACGTTACTGAAGGGCTAGGCGATTATCTTGCTCGCCAAGAAGCTATGCGCTATTCTTACGAGCCAAGTGGCTCAGTGCAAGTGTTCGGCAACATGGTACCTGAGACAAACCTCTATGCAGTTCGTCCAAGCGGTACGTCAAACCAAGTATTCCGTGAAGTGCCAACCGCACTAAACCCAAGGTACAACGTTTCAGGTGAGTCAAGACTGACTGGCGATCTAGCTGATATTCTAGACCGTGAAGAGCCAACCACGAACATTGAAGTTCGTACTCGTGTTCAGCCATTCACAAACTTTGTGCCAAATAACTTTGATAAGTCGGCCAATGACTTGTTCCGTGACTTCATTATGCCTAAGCTTGCAGAAGAGTTTCCTGGCTTGCAAAATGAAGACTTACTAAGAGCCGCACAAGTGAAGTACGGCACAGGGTTGCAAGACTGGATGAAGAGTAAGCTAGAAGAGTTTGCACAATTACCTGAAGTCAAAGCATATAACAAAGCTGCCATTGACACGATTGAGAATGATTTCACCATTGACAATCCTGCAGCGACACTTAGAGATGTGATGGTTGTGCCACCTTCAGTGGAGTTAGCAGGTGCTCAAGCTGCTGAAAACTGGGTGATGCAGAACATGCAAAACTACATGACTGAGTACGTAGGTACAGCAGCAGATCCAGCGTTACAAGAAGTAATGAAGTCAGGTAAGACCGTTATTCCACTACAAGAGCTAGAGTATGCTGCTAATGACAATGCTCGTACAGCAATAGGCTTCCGCACTAGAGCAGGCATGCCTACAGAAGGAGTTGTTAGACCTCAGCTTGTGAATGTAAGCAATGAACGTACCAGTGTAGAGCAAAGACTTGAGCAAATTCAAAATGAGTTTAATGCTTTAGTGGCGGCTAACCCAGGCGTCCGCCCTGCTGATATTCCAGGCATTAAAGAGCTGTACAAAGAACAGAAAACGCTGACCAAAGTCAAAGACAAGCTTGAAGAGCAAGCCGCGAATTTACAAAAAGCAGTCATGTATGAAGACTACATGGATGCCAGAGTAAGACCGATAGGCGAACAAGCACTGGTTGAGGACGTTAATCCTACGGAATTGCAACGATTCCCAATGATTCCTACGAACAAAGAGCTAATGTATCAGATGTACGTACCTGATGCGTTTAAAGATCTAGGTCGTGAGATTGTAAACAAACTAGAAGCCGGGTTAATTACGCCTGAAGCAGCCAAGAATCTGTCTGTACCGACAGCTGTTAAGATGAAAGCAGAGCTAATTGCCAAGAGAGAAAAGCTAGCACAAGAGGCTGCGAAACTAGAAACTCAGCAGCTAACGTCTTACATCATTGAAGAAACACAGACATTGCCACAAGACGGTCAGTATGGCAAAGGCACAGTGGTTAAGTTTGATGCTACATTGTCCAAGGACCAAATGGAACGTGTGCTGTCTAGTGAAACTGAATGGCTGGATCATTGCATTGGAAGAGCCGGAACACCTGATGACCGTGTGCTGTCACGTAAAGCTAAGGCTCTTGGACCAGGGAATGTTGGTTCTGACGATAAGTATGTTGGCTATATTCCAATGATTGCTGCTCATAAACCAGGTCGAGTAGTGCCTAAAGGGTCGTCCGGCACACAAACTTCTTACATGAAAGAGTTTTTAGAAGGCAAAGCAGAAGGCCGGTCATTCAGAGATACTGCAACCGGTGTGCCATTTGCCACGATGAAGCTATACAAAGTAGAAGACGGTGAGTATGCAGGTAAGTATCGCATGGGTGAGTTCTATGGCTACAAAGACCGACAAGTTGATGGCCCATGGTACGAAGGACGTGAAGGTGGTTATTCAGTAGCTGAGAATAAAGAATATCGCCAAGTAGTTGCAGACTGGGCAAATGACCATGCAGATCAGCTAAAGCCAGTAGCAAATGACCATTTGTATAAGTATGCAAGTGTTTATGACGGTCAGTCTCTTGATCATAAGTCTGTGTTGGCTCATGTACTAGGCGTAAAACCTGAACAGATCAATGACATTGTTCAGCAAGTCGGTAAGCGGTTCGTAACTGAAGACGAAGCAAAGGCTGCCAAGAATGCGCTAAGAGAAGCGCCGACCAATGAGCTTGAAGCTCTAAAAGAGACAAAAGCTGACCTTGAGCGTGCTATTAGAAACGGTAACTTTATGGATGACGAAGAAGAGATGGTTCTTCGTGGCCAGCTCATGGATATTACAGACGAGATTCGTGACCTACAACAACGAGACCAAGTTGTTCCTCAGCAAATAGAACAAGTTCGCCAGTATATGACTTGGGTTAATGATCGTCATCCTGACACACAAGGCCGCCTAGCTCAGATTACCGAAGACCTTAATGACCTTAGCTCTGGCGTCATACAACCGTCTCAACACGACTTACGAACCATGGCCGATACTGAAGCTTTTATTAGAGCTCTTGGTGATGAGCAACGACGACTACTTGCTGAGCAAGATAATCAAGCAATTCCGCGATTCTTATTTGAAAATAATTATCAGCAACTTATTCCTTCAGCACTTCAAGAGGCAAGAAGCAGACTAGATGAACGTGGTCGAATTATATTTGACACCGCATACCGAGGTACGTTAGACAGCACGCCGTTTGAAGACGATCCTAGAGGGTTTGTAGCAGGCTTAAGAAATAGAGCAAATATACTTGAAGATGCAAACCCAGATCTTGAGGATATTGCACGTGAGTTGAACTTATTAGCGGCTATATACAACGGTAGCTTTAGACCGAACCCAAACTTTGATGATCAACCTGCAGCTGCTCAGCTTCCTGCACCCGCTGCTCAAGTTGCTGCTAACGACAGTCGAAGATTTGATGTTATTGCCAATATTATTAGTAATACAGCCGATCGTAGAGTATCTGCTGAACTACAGTCCTTGGCAAGACAAACTGATATTAATGATGATGCTTTTGGTGCTGCTCTTGAAGGTCGTATTAATGACTATGCGCCAGATTCGTCTACAAGAAATACATTAAATGATGCTTTGGTGGAATGGCGAAATGCCCAAACACCTACACCAGCTCAGCTTGAAGAAGGTATTATAGCTGCTACAGCTAATCAAGAGCCAACACCATTGTCTGATGTTATTCAGATGGATTTAAACCGTATTGTTGATAATTATGATGAAGAAGTTTACAATGAAGTTCAAGATGCGCTAAGCGTAATCGGTCAAGAATATGATCTTGACATAGACCCTGCATTATATATTTATCGTGTAAGACAACATGCAGATGCTGCGCTTAGAAACAATGACACAACGATGAACAGCATCTATGAAAATTTAGCATCACAACTTACTCGTACACTCCGAGAAAACGATGCAATTTATGATGCACGTGACAGAATAAATGCAGGCGGATTTGAACTGGCTGAAGATCCAGGTCTTGCCCTTCCAGTTCCAGCAACACGTGCTCAAAATGGACCAGAAGCTTATCGTGAAATGTACACAAACCCGGAAACAGGGTCAGCACAAGCATTTGATCAGATCATGCAAGCAGAACGCATGACACCGGGTGCAATTAATACAGCAATTCAAAGAACTGCAGGTGATGCAGCTTATGACGAAGAGATTCAGTCTTTTTATAACGTTGATTCTCCAGCAGGTATTCAGCAAATAAACCGTGCTCTTACATTGTATATGCAAGATAACGGATTTGATGTTCTTCCTCGTCCAGCGCCTACTAATCAAGAAGCGTTAAGCGACATTCTTGATGAAGCACTTGAAACCTCTATCTACAATTATCCTGATAACATTATTGACGTCATGCAGCGAGATATTGATACAATCATGACGGAAGGAATCAGGTTTGATAGAAACCCTATGGATTTCATTCGACGTTTAAATCAATTATCAGAAGAAGCTGCAGCAACAGGTTTAGAAGGAGATGCTACTTACGCACTCGCGATGAACGAGTTGGCTCAAAGTTTGCTTTATAGTTATCAACAACTACCTGACACTCCAGGAAATGCAGAACCGCAAGGCCAAAGAAATGGTGGCATCATCAGACTTAGAAAAGGTGGTAGACCTTATCGCAAACAAGATTACCCGATGGATCCTAAGTATCTTATGCCTGAGCCTCCTGCAATAATGCAAGGTCTAACTAGAGAAGAAGAGTTCGATGACGGTGCATTTAAGTTTCAAGGTAGTCAGTCAGACCAGCTAGGGTTAACACCTCGTGTATTTCCAAGACATTCTGAGTCTGATACTTCGCCACAAAGTCACATGGACCGTGTAATAGAAGTCTTTAAGCCAAGAATGCAGTACTACAGCGATGGTGGCATTAACAAAGTAAGACCGACACCTAATATTCCAGCAACACCTGCAAAACAGAACCCTAACACAACTGACTATGTGTCTAAAAAGCCTGTTGATCCAGGGTTTAAAGAAACACTAGAGAAAATTCGTGGTCGTAGTAATCAAGATCTTCCGGACAACTACAGAGCCGGTGGATCTATTAGCATTGATGAAATGAAATATGCACTTATGAAAGGCAGATAATGGCCGAAATGCCCATACCCCCAGAATACAATCGCTTTGTCGGTCCTGTAACAGACGAAGACACACAAGAGCTTGAAGGCGATGATTCAGTTTTTGAAATGTTTGACGAAGATGACAAGCCTGATGTAGAAGAATTGCCTGACGGTTCTGCTATCGTCCGGCTTGATGAGTCAAGAGGTCCAGAAGATAATCCTGATTTCTATGAGAACTTAGCAGATGTCATTGACTCTTATGATCTCACTGAAATAGCAATGAAGTACCTTGACCTGATTGAGAAGGACAAGGAAGCTCGTGAAGAACGTGACAAGCAATATGAAGAAGGTATTAGGAGAACAGGCCTTGGAAATGATGCTCCTGGCGGTGCTCAGTTCATGGGAGCTTCCAAGGTTGTTCATCCTGTCATGGCAGAAACATGCGTTGACTTTGCAGCACGAGCAATTAAAGAGCTTTTCCCACCAGATGGCCCAGTAAAAACTAAGATTGTTGGTGAAGTCAGTGAAGAGAAAGTAGACCGTGCAGAGCGTAAACGTGACTACATGAACTGGCAGTTGACAGAGCAGATTGAAGAATACCGTGATGAGCAAGAACAGATGCTGACACAGTTACCACTAGGCGGCAGTCAGTATCTAAAGCTATGGTATGACGATCTTAAAAAACGCCCTTGTGCTGAGTTCGTACCAATTGACAATATCTATTTACCATTTGCCGCTGCTAACTTCTATACTGCAGGACGTGTTACTGAAGTTCAAGATATTACGCAAGAAGAGTTTGAACTACGTGTTAAGTCAGGTCTGTACATTGACATTGACATTTATAAGTCATCACAAGAACCTGACCAAACAAAAGCTGAAAAAGCAAATGACAAGGTAGAAGGCAGAAAGAGTGAGAGCACTAACGTTGACGGCATACGCCGAGTATTTCATATTCAGACTTGGCTTGAGTTAGAAGACGATAAGTTCTCTAACGGTGACCGTGTTCCTTACATGCTCATGATCGATGAGAATTCAAATTCAGTTGTAGGTCTGTATCGCAACTGGGAAGATGGAGATGACACTTATGCTAAATTGGATTGGCTGGTCGAATTCAAGTTTATCCCATGGCGAGGTGCTTACGCAATTGGCTTACCACATCTTATTGGTGGTCTTAGTGCTGCTCTTACTGGGGCTCTTCGTGCTTTGCTTGATAGCGCTCACATTAACAATGCACCAACGATGCTCAAACTCAAAGGTGCTAAGATCAGTGGTCAGTCAACTCAGATCGAAGTTACGCAAGTATCTGAGATTGAAGGAGCACCGGGAGTAGATGATGTTCGTAAGATTGCAATGCCTGTGCCGTTTAATCCGCCTAATCAGGTTCTATTTGCATTACTAGGCTGGTTGGATTCTGCAGCTAAAGGCGTAGTCACTACGGCAGAAGAGAAGATAG